GAGTGCTTGATTTTGTTGTGCTTGTTCTCTAGCCTTTTCTTCTTCAAACATCATCTTATACTGCTCGGCTTGTGCAGATGCTTTAGCAACACTTGCTGCCATTGCAGTATTAGAATTTATTTGTGCTAACTGCTGAACCATTTGTGTGAATGGATTCCCAGTGACTGAAGGTTTTGTTTGAGATGTTGTTGGTGTTGTTTGAGCCGGTGCTTGTTGCGCTTGACCTATACCTCTTGCATTTTGTCTTAGGCTAGAAAATGCACCATATGCAGCAACAAGTCCTGGCATCTCAGAAAGCATTGCGCCTTTGAGTCCATATCCAAAACCTTTAACAATGCCTCCAGCAGTTTGCTTGAGTGAGCTTCCTAGTGCGGCGCCGTAATTACCTATTGTTGCCATATGCTAATTATCCTCTGTCAAACACAGAGTCTGGATCGGCTTCTGCAAATCTTGCTGATTTTCCCGATACTGATTTTGATGTTGCACCAAAGCCATTTGGTGTTGGTGAACCAAAACTACTGGACGGTTCGAATCTGCCTGTTGACGGCGAGACATATGTTGCTGTGACGCTTTGTCCCATGGGTTGCATTTCGACACTGTTTGCTCCTGCTAGTTTTTCTTGTGTGCGACCAAATGCTGCGATACCAATGATAGCACCCATAGACAAATGAAACAATCCTGCGCCCTGCAGGGTGATTGGTTGCCATGCAGTCACGGGTTGTTTCAATGTAGCTTGTAGTATAGACCACAATACGGGAAAAAGAATGAAGTCAGTCACACACGTTGTCATATAAATCCAACCCATCATTGGACGCCATTTGGTGTTCATCCAATCTTCTTTTTTCTTGTCTGCTTCACTCAACTTTTCGTATTCTTTTTGCGTAGCCATTGATTTCAACCTCTTTTGTGCATTTGATTTTGTTGTTGTATTCTGTCATTTTCTTCTTCTATATGCTGACTTAATAACATTATGTAAATATCACGCTCAAAAGGGATCATATCTTCCAAATCACTTAAATTGTATTTATGATGTTGCATCAGGGCAAAATTGGTCTTATAATAGTTTAGTAAACTATCATGTCCCATCACAATGCGAAAAAATTGGACATTCCCTCCAAAGTAACTTCATCATCACAACCACACTTTGAACATTTCCAATTAATTGTATGTTTAAGTTTAGGCATTGTTTCAAAGAATTTCATCACATTAGTAAATTGTTCTTGAGAAAGGTTGTCGATAAATTCTGACAATTCTTTTTCTGAAGAATCTTCTTTTTTATACAATTCGTCTTTGTCGTAGATATAGTCAATGCTTGCAACTAACATTTTAGATGCAACATCTAGTTGACTCAAGTTTTCTATATCCATTTCAGCAAAATCCGCTGTTGGATATTTTAACTTAATGCCCAATCCAACAGTTTCATCAATGATAATTTTATCGCTGTGTTCAATTGATTTTTGAACTTCAACTTCCATAATGTTAAATTTAAATTTAGTTGCGTTGTCACACTCTTCATCTTTGGAATTTAATCCAGTAGGATGTCGCAATTGTAAATCTACTACTTCACCGATTGATTTGCCTCTCAATCTCATAAAGAAATATTCTAAATCAAATGTCGGCAACTTATCAACATCAACATTGTCACCGATAACGCAATTTCTGATAATTTGTTTTACTGCTGTCATAATTGATTTTGGTTCTCCACTCTCTAATGCAAGTAAGAGAATTTTTTGTTCTTTCACTAAGAATGGGCGATATTGAACCGGTTGACCAGATGATGATAAAGTCAATTCAAAGATGGGTGTGTTAATTTTTGGCAAAGCCATGATATACCTCCAAAGGTGTTAATGATTAAAAAATTGTAATTGTTTAAGTTGTATAGTCATATTTCACGTATGTATAATGACGATAAAACAAAGTAACTCCAAAACGCTGATATGAATTTGTTTCTTCCCATGTCGCATTCATAGCGGATAATGCAGTCGGGTAAATATCATGCATCTCATACTCAATAATAATTTTACCAGCTTCATTTAATTGTTGAACTTGTAATGAAATCCCTCTAGCATAGTGTTCAAAGTATGAAACTAATCCTCCACCGCCAGCGCCAGATTTCATGCCCGCTGGACCTATAATTGAATCCATCCAAGATTCAAAAAATAAACGTTCTTTCATGTCTGCTGAACATATAATAGAAAGTTGAATGTCATTGTATGTAACATCGTATGGAAGTTTCAATGTAGGACCTCCACCTCCAGTGTCTTCTGATGTTGCAAGTGTGCGACCAGGAAATTCAGCCTTTTCGCACCGAAATGAAAATTCATTAATATCTGTTACACCATTACGGGCTAAAAAAGCGACAAGTTGATTGTTTTGGTCACTAGATTCCCATGCAGTTATACTAGCTTTAAATAAGTTGGGACGAACCGGTTTACCAATAGCAGTTTTAAAGTCTGAAATATTGAATATTGAGGTTGCCATTTTATGTTCTTCCTATTTGTTTGCGTGACTCTTCCCAAACACGACCCGTGTCTGCTTTTCTGAAAGACTCTGTTGGTAGAAAGATAGCAATGTCCCATTCGTTCACTTGTACTTCTAAGAATTGAGAACGCACATGACTTCTTAAATATTTCTTTAGCATTGGTTTAAAGTATCTATACTTAGATGCAGATTGTAGAATAGAGTATGAAATTTTAACTTTTGTTGTGTCATCGTATTTCTTGTTTGTCAACGTAGAATACAATGCATTCATTAATTTAGCACGTAGAACTGGCGGCAAGTAATGAAAGTTGATCCCTAAGAACCCATCAGAGTCCATTCTTACGGGAAAAACTAACGGAAATGTGTCGTAATACGGCAAATCGTTTTTTGTTTTTGGATCGTATTTGAATGCATACATATATCCAAATTCCATTGACGAAACTTTTCTTGCTTCATCTGTTCTTTTCTCAAAGACACCAGGAGTTATGTTTGACATTAATTTGCCTGCAGCCGACCTGTACCATTCCCTGGCTGCAACTGTTCTTGCAGGAATGATGCCTTGTCTAGCGCCTTGAATGAGTATGTTATCAAATATCATACTTCTATTTATCTCAAATCTTTATCAGTTATGATTTTAAATTCCCAGTTTCTTTCAGTTGAGTACTTTGTTGCTGCTTCCCACTTTGCTTGATTGACACCCCATGTCATTACTTCATTGATAAATCTTCTAGTTGGTTTACCATTGGATGTGTTTTTTCTAACTGGAGGGCGCGTCTGTATGTCTGGCTTGACTTCAATCAATACAGATTTTATTTCTCCGTTTCTGTCTTTGTATTTCATCCAGAAATCAACAAAGTATCTGTGATATCTATTGTCAACAGGAGACACATACGGCACGACAACTTCTTCAGAAGACCATTCAAGTATGGATGAAGTTTCATCACAGTATACCATGAATCTACGTTCCAACAAACTACGATACGTAATATTTGTTGGGTTACCTTTGTACTTTTGATAGTTTTTAGGTTTAAATTTACCTTTGTATGACATAAATAGAATAAGGATTAATATAAGGAAGATGAATGTCAGAAATAAGAACACCCTTTACAATAATACGTGATACTCCCACGTATCCCGATAAAGCCACTGAACTGATATTTGGTAGTGACTACGCACATTCAGAATATGTCATTCCTATGGCCAGATTTAAATTCTTTGATGCAACAGGCGCAGAATCAAATGCACCAAGTATTTATATACGACTTGGTGGCACATTTAATACACAATTGAGTAATGGATATCAAGAAACGTCGGGTATATTTGGAAGTGTTACGCCAGGATCAACAGTTGGCGTAGAGGGACTAGGTGAATTTGCATCATTATTGGGTAAAGTTAAAGGCAGTGCTTTAGAAGCAATACAAAAGGGCTTAGCAAATGCTCTTGGTGCTGGCGTTGGATATATTGCTAGTGCTGGTCAATCGGGAAAACCTCAAATAGAATTTTTAACTAGAAAACTATTTAACAGTTTTCAGCAATTGATTTATCAAGGACCTAGATATAGAGCATTTCAATTACCATTTAATATGAAACCAACAAGCTATGAAGAAGCAAAAATAATGCGTAACATTATTCATACGTTTCGTGTAGCATCATCTCCGAGATCACATCTTGGTGATACGTTAAAGAGTGACGAAGAGGCAATATTGGAAGGCTCTGCTGGTTCAGCAGATGAAGCTGAAAGAATCGCAAATGAATTAAAAACATTGTCAGAAGAAGAGCAAAAAATAAGACTAACTGAGATGGCATTAGATTCATTTAATAATGACACTGGAAATGAGATCGTTACAAAATCTGATGCACCTTTAACATTTGGATATCCAGACATGGTTCAGTTAGAATTTATATTATATAAAAAAGGCTCTGGCAATAGCTCAGGATATACTGACACTATAACCATGTTATTTCAGTCTGACTATTGTATGATTGAGAATGTTGGTTTAGATTATGGCGCACAAAACAAAATGGTATTTCTTTCAAGTCCAGAATCAGCCACTGCCGGTGATTATTTTCCATCTGAAGTTAATATGACAATTGCGCTAAAAGAAAGCGTGTTGATTACAGCAGCATATGCATCAGCAGAACACCAAACAGCAGGCAGAACAATTTTCTAATCATGTCAATATACACATACTTTCCAAAAATAAATTATAAAATTGATGAATATGATTCGTTAAGAGCGATTGATATAACATCGGCTATAAAAATAAAAGATTATTTGAAAAGCTACAGAGGTATATTATTTACGCCGTACATTGTAAAAAACGGTGATCGCCCTGACATTGTTTCAAATAAACTTTATGGTAATCCAAATTATGATTGGATCATATTGATTGCAAACGACATGTATAGTGTATATGATGACTGGCCAAAAAACTCTTTTGATTTAGATACTTTCATAATTGAAAAATACGGAAGTATAGCATCAGCTCTGTCTACCGTAAAATATTATTACAATTCAAGTCTTGATATTATTGACGAAACAACATATACCAATCTTGCTTTAGATGCAAGAAGGTCAGAAACACAATATGAATACGAGTTGCGAGTAAATTCTAACAAATCAAAAATAAAAGTTGTTAAGGGAAGTTTGATTACTGCAATAACATCAGACTTAAATACAATTTCAAAAAGGCCAGTATTGTAATGGTAGCCACAAACGCAAATTTTCCAGCATTCACTAGATTTTCTCCTAACTTATCGGAAAAATCAAAGATAGAAATAACTCAAGATCCAGTAACCCGTGCTGGAGTTGGATCTGATGTTGATGTTAAAGAAATTTTCTTAATTACTGCATATGGCGAAAAGGTAGATTTAAAAGGTGCATTTAGAGACATTGAAATTATTGAAGATATGTTCTCAGCGTCAATTGAAGGTGTCATTACTATTGATGATACTGGTGGTGGTTTAGAAAAGTTTGCATTACGTGGTGGTGAAACTATCGGTGTTAAAATTGCAAA